TTATGGTTGGCGTAAAGTCAAGCGAAAAAATCAACATTATGGAAACTGACGCTATCTTCCAAGATGGTGCTTCTTGTGGCTTTAATGCTTCTGGTTCTACTACCTTTACTCAACGTACTGTAACTCCTGGTAAAATTAAAGTAAACGAAGCTTTATGTCCTAAAGACCTTGAAGCTAAGTATTTACAAAAAGCTTTACCTACTGGTTCTATGTATGACAGTATTCCTTTCGAGCAAGAGTATAGCGAAAAGAAAGCTAAGACAATCGCTGCTCAATTAGAAACTGCGTTATGGACTGGAGACACTTCAAGTGTGAATGTTAACCTTAACCGCTTTGATGGTCTTGTAAAATTAATCGGTGCTGCTTCAGGTGTTGTTGCTGCTAACGCTTCAACTTTTATTTCAGGTGCGCCTTTATCAAGCATTACTGCTGCAAACGTAATCTCTATCTTTGATGGTGTTTACCAAGCAATCCCTGCACAAGTTGTAGCGGCTGACGATATGACTATCTTCTGCGGTCAAGATTTATTTAGAACTTACACTGTTGCTCTTAAAAATAGCGGTAGCTTCAATTACCAAATTGATGTGAAAGCTGATAGCGAATTTGTACTTCCTGGTACTACAATTAAAGTAATTGCAGTTGCAGGTCTTAACGGAACAAACAAAGTTTACGCTATGCGTTTAAGCAATATGTTCTTAGGTACTGACTTATTGAACGAAGAAGAGAAGTTTGAAATTTTCTATGCTAAAGAAGCTGACCAAGTACGTTTCGTATCTGAGTTTAAGATGGGTGTAAACATTGCATTCCCTGACGAAGTAGTGAAGTTTATCCTTGCATAATTTATCGGGGGATTGAAATATATCCCCCATTTTTTCAAACTAATTTAATTCAAACAATATGCCTTGCGCTTTAACTCAAAATTATACCTTAGATTGTAAAGACAGTTTAGGTGGTATTACTGAGGTTTATTTCATAGCAGCAGCAGATGTTACTTCTACAACAGAAGCAAGTGGTGTTATTACCGCTTTAGTAAAAGCATCGGGCAAGAGGTTCTATAAGTACGAACTTGTAAAAGGCACTTCTCAATTAGTTGAGAATGTTAATGCAAACGTACAAAACGGAACTATCTTTTATGCTCCTGAATTGACCATAGTATTAAACAAATTACAAGCTAACACAAGAAACGAAATTTTATTGTTGGCTCAAAACACTTTAGTAGCAGTTGCAAAAGATAATAACAATGCATTCTGGTACTTAGGTAAAACAAGAGGCTTAGACCTTACCGCAGGTAACTCTGGTACAGGTACGGCTGAAGGCGATAGAAGTGGTTACACTTTGACCTTTACAGGTGCAGAAGCTGCCCTTGCTCCAGCAGTTAATTCAACTGTTGCTGCAGCTTTATTGACACCGGGAACTTAGGTTGTTTTGGTTTTGTATATAGATACCCTCGCCTTTAATTAGGTGGGGGTTTTTTATTTTGCAAACAATCGCAATAGTTTATATTTATAGTTGTGATAAGATTAATTAAGGGGCAAACCCAAAACATAATACTTACCTTGACTGAAAAGCAGCTTTTAACAAGCCCGAACTATCTATTCATTTTTGAGAATAGAAGCACTAACACGGAAATAAAGTTTGTAAGGCTTAACAATACAGACATAAGTGCTTACAAGGAACGTTACAATGAGTTTAGCATTGTAGTTAATAGCTTTTTTAATACGGCTTTAAACGGGCAATACACCTACACAATCTACGAACAAGCAAGTACATCAAACCTAAACCCGACAGGCTTAAACCTGCTTGAAAGCGGCATTATGGAACTTGAGGGTACGACTATATCATTCACAGAATACGAAACAACAAGCACATTCACAATTAGACAATAATGGAAATACAAGTATTGACATTTGCGGAAGCAAAGCAACCGGAATATAAAGAGAAAAAAGGCGAAGGTTATATGCAGTATGGTCAAAACAATGACTATCCGCAATACTTATTAGACCTATTTAACAAATCAGCAAAGCATAACGCAATTATTCGTGGCAAGGTTAACTACATTGTTGGCAATGGTTGGGCAGGAGAAGAAGCTTTAGTTAAAAAAGTAAATAGAGAGGAAAGCCTTAACGACCTTACTAAAAAGGTTGCTTTAGATTTAGAACTATTTGGTGGTGCTTATATCCAAGTTATTTGGAGTGTTATGGGTGGTCAAGTAGCGGAGTTGTGGCATTGTGATTATACAAAGATTAGAACCAATAAAGACAATACTCAATTCTGGTACAAAGACGATTGGAAAGCTACACGCAACCAAGAAAAGGCTGAAATTTACAATGCGTTTAACCCTGCTAACCCACAAGGTGTGCAGATACTTTATGTAAAGGAGTATCGCCCAGGAATGAACGTTTATAGCCTTCCTGGTTATTTTGGTGCGCTTAACTACATCGAAAGTGATGTTGAAGTTAGTAAGCACGTTTTAGGAAATGCTCAAACAGGGTTTTCTGCAAGTAAACTTATTACTTTACCAAACGGAGAACCAAGCCCAGAGGAAAAGCGACTTGTTAGCAGACAGTTCGACAATATGTACACGGGTGCAGACGGCAAGAAGTATTTACTTGCGTTTGTAAACGATTTAACCCGTAAGCCTATTGTTGATGATTTGGGTGCAAGTGATCTAACTAAAGAGGACTTTGGTAGAGTAGACGAGTTAATACAAACTAACATATTTTCTGGACATCAAATTACCTCTGCAGAACTTTTTGGTATTGCCGTTCCTGGTCAATTAGGAAACAGACAACAGATGCGCGATAGCTACGAAATATTCAATAACACTTATGTACGCTATAAACAAATGCAAATCGAAGGCGTATTTAATATGTTAGGTCAATATGCAGGTGTAACGGAAGAGTTAAAACTTCAACCGGTAGACCCTATTGGAATTGACTTTAGCGAAAATGTTATTTTACAAGTAGCACCAAAAGAGTGGATATTAGAGAAGTTAGGAATTGACCCTACACAATACGGAATAGTTGCAGAAACCGAGCAGCCAATGGCAGCAAGTCCTTTAAGTGTGAACGAGCATATTAAAGGATTGAAAGGTAGGGAATGGCAAAATATGCAGCGTATTATTAGAGATTTTAACAAAGGCAAGATAACAAGGGAACAAGCAAGTTCTATGTTAAAAGGTGGATATGCTTTAAGTGATGACGAAGTTTCTACTTGGTTAGGTGCTGAGGAATTAGAATTTAACGAAACTGATTTTCAGGTTTTCTTTGAGTTCGGAGAAGATAGAAATGCCTACGAAGTATTTAAAAGCAAGTCAAGATTTAACGATGATACCGACTTTGAAATGTTTGCAGATGTATCGCAGTTACAATCTAACATATTGGACTTAATTGTTAAAGACAAGCGTATTACTCCAGAGGTAATTGCTGACACTTTAAAAGAAGATGTAGGTGCGGTAAAGCGTGTTATTGATCTATTAATTGAGAAGGGGTTTATTAAGACAAACGAAGTAAAGCAAGGTAGAGGTATTGATAGTAACGTTATTATAGAAAGGCAATTAACTGCACCTATTGGACAGATTGTTGAAGCTATAAAGCCACAAACTACGCAAATATTAATTCGTTACTCTTACGAGTGGAAAGCAGGTTTTAACGATAGCGATTTAGATACAAGCAGACCTTTTTGTAAGTACTTAGTAACCGCTAACAAGTTTTATAGCCGTAGTGAGATAGAGCAAATGAGTGCAAGGCTTGGTTATTCTGTATGGGATAGACGAGGCGGTTGGTATACTAAGCCGGGAACAAACACACATTCTCCAAGTTGCAGACACGAGTGGCGCAGCAATATCGTGAAAAGAAAATAATGGCATACGTTTATAGACATATTAGGCTTGATAAAAACGAACCTTTTTACATAGGAATAGGCTCTGATGAAACTTACAATAGAGCTTATTCTATAAAAAGAAGAAATCTTTTATGGAATAGTATAGTTAGTAGAAGCAAATATGAAGTAGAAATAATAATGGACAATTTGACTTGGGAACAAGCTTGTGAAAAAGAGAAAGAGTTTATATCTATATATGGTAGAAAAGATTTGAAAACAGGCATATTAACAAATATGACAAGTGGTGGAGAAGGTGTTATCGATAGAGTTGTTACAAAAGAATTTAGAGAAAAATGTATGATTTCTAAATTAGGAGAACTAAACCCAAGGTATAATAAAAAACCTTGGAATTTTGGAAAAAAATTAGAGAAGTGGAATCATACACAAGAAGTAATTGAAAAAATGAAAAAGCCAAAAAATAAAACTAATTGTCCTCATTGTAATTTATATGGTGCAGTTAATCAATTAAAAAGATGGCATTTCGATAATTGTAAGTTTAAAACAAATTAAATGAGCCTAAATACATTATTCATATCTGTACAAAATATAAAAGATAGGTCTGGTCTTCACGCAAATGTTGATGAAAAGCTTGTTCTACCAGAAATTAAAACTGCCCAGGACATCTACATCTTACCTGCGCTTGGAAGTGCTTTATACAACAGGCTTCAAGCAGGTATTACGGCTAACAACTTAAACGCTAACGAAGTTCTTTTATTAGACAATTATATAGCAGATACTTTAGTACACTATGTACTTAGTGAATTACCTATGGGTTTGTCTTACCAGTTCTACAACAAAGGTCTTTTAAGAAAGGGCGGAGAAAATACCGAGAACCCTTCTATGCAAGATATGATAGACGTAGCTAATAGATATAAGGCTCGTGCTGAGTTCTACAAGCAAAGAATGATTAAATACCTAAAAGAATATTCTACAACTTACCCTGAGTACCTTAATCCCGGAAGCGGCATTGATGCAATACACCCTGAGAATGATGCTTACACAACGAGCATTTGGTTAGGCGATTTTGATTGCTGCGCAGGTAAAAGCTTTGAGGAACTATATCAAGGTAACAGAGGTTGTAGCGACTGCTAATTATGAGTAAAGTAACAACAATAAAAAACCAAAATAAACTTCGTGTTTATTTAGAAAAAATTAAGAATGAGCCTGAGCCTAAACCAAATAACAAAGCAGATAACAACACTCGGAAACGACCACGAACAAATTAACTTTGTTTACTTCGGTGATGTGTGGGAACGTTTAAGCAACGGAGAGGTAACTTACCCTGCTATGTTCTACACGCTAACGGGTGCAACTATAAACGCTAAAAATATTACTTATAATTTTAGCCTTTATTTTATGGATAGAATGTTAATGGAAGAGACAAACGAAACCGAAGTACTTAGTGATATGACTTTAGTCGGTCAAGACATAGTGGCGCAGTTACGTTATCCTAAAGCAATTTGGGATATTGGCGATACTGCACCTTTGACTTACTTTACCGAGAGCGACCCTGACTATCTTGCAGGAGTTAAGATAGATATTACAATGGAATTACCTTATTTAAACGACAGATGCCAAGTGCCATCGATATACCAATACTAAGATGATAGGAAAAAAAATTAACCAATTAGCTACCGAGTTAGCACCAGTTAGTACAGATTTAACTATTATAGGCGACCCTACAACGGGAGTAAGTAAGAAGATTACACTTGCGCAATTAGGTGCGATATTTAGCGGTGCAGTTTCTTTTTATACTAATCTTGCAGCGTTCCCTAATCCGGGAACTATTGACGTTATATACTGCGCTAAAGACACGCAAAAACTTTATTTGTGGAGTGGCTCTGCTTATGTAGAGGTATTCCCTTCACAAGCTTTATTAGATACCTATCAGCTAAGAAGTGAGAAGGGCAACGCTAATGGTTATGCTTCTTTAGATAGTGGCGGTAAAGTTCCTATTAGTCAATTACCAAGTTCTATTATGGAATACAAAGGAACTTGGAACGCATCTACAAACACACCTACACTTGCAAACGGAACGGGCGACACGGGAGATGTTTACATTTGTAATGTAGCAGGAACAGTAAATTTTGGCGCAGGTAATATTACTTTTGCGGTGGGAGATTATGTGATCTATTCAGGAAGTATTTGGCAGCGTTCAAGCGGTGCGGTAGGTACTGTAACAAGCGTAGCATTAACAGTTGGTGGCGATGCGATAAGCGTATC